CCGGCAGTACCAGCAGCACCTCCTGATATGACTCCACTTACAGTCCCACCAGCACCAGCCACTCCTTGTAAACCTAAATTTAATCCGGGTAAAGCTAATCCACCCCCTCCGGCAGCAGCAGTTGGAAACCATCCTGCTATAGCTCCACCAGTGTATATAACACCTGCTAATATAGCTGCAGTAACTAAAGCTTTTTTATTTCTGTTAACAAATCCTTTAAAAGGGTCAACTATCTTTTCTTTTAATCCTTTGGTTAGTTTCTTAAATATTCCCATTATATATTCCTACTAAGATGTTATTTTTGCTATCCACTCAGTTAAATCTCTTTGATTTTCTATGGTGTACCTTTTAGGGTCAGCAGCTACTAATGTACCTATTAACTGTGAAGTTCTGTTATTATCATTTTCACTTCTTCTAAAATCAAAGTCTGCTTGGTCTCTAAGTTCTTGCCATAAGAATGCTTGAGCCTGAGAAGTTAATTTAAATTGTTGTTGTACATTAATTCTATTAGCTTCATTAATCGCTGCAGTATCTGCTAAGTTAATCTGTCTTCTCCATTGTGCATTAGATTGTTCAACAGCTAAAGCATTTGCAGCATTAAATTTATCTCTTTCAAACTCTGCCTGTGCATTAAATTTTTCAGCATCTTGTCTAAGTTGTGTATTTATTTTTTCTATTTCAACTTCATTATTAACTCTTCTAGCTTCTGCAGCATTAAGAGCTGATGCATTAAACTGCTTAGTAGCATTCATTTGTTGAACATTAAATTGTTCTACTTGTGATTTTAAACTAGCCATAAACTGATTAGTTTGATTAACACTTCTAGCGTTAAACTGTGCTGCAGCATTTTCGGCAGCCTGATTAGATAATATTCTTTGTTGTTCTTGTTGAGATTCTAATACTACAGCTTGTTGTCTATTACTTAAATTAGTCATGTCCATTTGTAAAAAAGCTTGAGCATTTTGTATTTGTGCTCTTTGATTTAAATTAGCCTCTGCTAAATTAGCCTGTGACATAAGAACTGCATTTTGCACTGTAGCTTGTTGATTAAACTGAGCTTCGGTTAAACTTGTAGTTTGTAAAAATTTACTATTAGATAAAGAAGTTTGTTGGTCTGCACTAAACTGAGCTAAGTCTAATCTAAATATATTATTAGCATTAGTTAAAGCAGCTTGTTGTTGAAACTCAGCATTCTTAATTGCTTTCTGTGCTTCTAAACTTCTTTCTTGTACTACTGAAGCTTGAATAGCTTGAGCATTACTTTGTGCTAATGGAATAGCAGATTGTATGATAGCGTTAAATAAAGCATCTCTACCAACTGTAGAAGCACTTAAACCTCTAGAGGCTAACATGTTTTCTACAGATGCAACAGCCGGTCTAGCCCATGCAGGTATTTCACCATCTTCAATACCTTTTAGTAAACTATCTAATTGATTACTAACTAGAGCTTCTTCAGGTAAACCTTCAATAAGTCCACGTTCTTCTTCCGGTATATCCATCAAAGCTGCTTCAAGAGCTTCAGGGTCATTACCTAATTCATTTATTACACTTTCAGATATACCTGCTCTACGTAATTGTTTTTTAGCTCTAGTAACTTTTCCTAAATTGCTTCCTGCAATCTGAGCAGCTTGAGCTTTAGCATCATTACTTATAGAACCTATGACTCTTTCAGCCAATGCTCCTTCTTCTATGGCAACATCTGCACCTTCAATAGGAGCAACTCTTTCAACTCCAGCAGCTTGAGCTAATGCTTGGTCACTTACAACTCCCTCAGCAGCTTCTATAGAAACTTCTGGAGTTACTGTAGTAACAGGAGCTAGTTCAGGGGCAACTGCATCTGGAGTCACTGCTTGAGCAGTATCTGTTATTTCAGTAACTTTTTCAGGAGCAATGCCTTGTAATGATGCTTGTTCAGCAGATATAGTAGGAGCAGGAGTAGTCATCTGTCCTGTTCCTGCAGCTATCATTCCTTCAGCTTTATCCTCTTCAGAAACTTTTGTTGGCACAACTTCTGGAGCACTCTTTCCTTTATCATCTATTATAGCTTGTGCACCTTCTCTTGCAGCTTGTTGGGCTTTTTCTAGTTCTGTAGGTTCAGGTTGACTAGAAGTTCCTCCAGAACCACTACCAGTTCCTGCCCCCGGAGCTGCACTAGTTGTTTCATCTGAAATAGCTTCGTCAGCTTTTTCTCTTTCTTCGTCAATAGTTCCACCGGGTTCACCACCCATCATACCGCCTCTGCCACCAACTTGATAGCCTACTCTACCGCCTTTGGTGTAATCCAAACGATTTGCAGTTCTAGCTTTTTTTCTAGTCTTCTTTTTTCTTGCCATTGTATTACCTTAGTTCAAATAGTTTATCTATCTTCTCATCAAGCTTTTCGAGTCTAGTCATAAGATTTTCCATGTCATCTCTTAGTTCATTTTTAGTAACATAGTCTCTCGCAAGTTCTTCACGAGTTTTATTTAGTAAGATATCTAAGCGTTTAGCTTCTGTTGTGTTTTGTCTAATACTGTAGAATATTGGAGCTAATACTAGAGTGATTATTATATTCCAAAGCATGTCAGGAGTAAACTCCATATTACTTATCCTATAGTTTTAGTGACAGATGTAGGTGTAATCTTTTCAGCTATCTGAGCATCAAGACTAGCTTTTATTTCAGTAACCTCATCAGCTCCTAAAGCTGCTTCAACCCAACCTTGCACATCACTTGCTGTTAAGTCTGCAAAGGCTGTGAAGCTTGATAAGTCTGAAGTGTCTAATGCTTGACTACCGTAAACACCTGCAGTCCAGTTGTTACCGTCTGAGTCTTTATTAGTGTCATCAGTAGCTTTTAGTCTCCAGTGAACATTGTGTACTACATCGGACTTAGAATCTTTTGTAGGATAAGTGTCAACTGTGCTTACATCCCATGTGTATGATATTGCCATTTTATTCTCCTTTTAGTAAATTAATTTCAGATTGTAAGGCTTCAATCTGTTCTTGTTGTTCTTGTATTGCATTTATAAGAACAGGTGTTAATTTAAGATAGTCTAAATCATAATCAGATTCTTTTTCATCATCATTAGGATTATGTTGTAAAAGACTTGTAGAATTTTTTTCTACTCCAACTTCTGCTAACGATTGCTCTAAATCTTGGGCAATAAGACCGTATAATTTAGGAGCATCATCATCTTGTATCTTATAATTATATTGAGCAGGTTTTAATTTTTTTATTAGGTCTAAACCTATTTCTAAATTTTCAATATCTCTTTTGAAATTTCTATCAGAAGGAAGAGAGTTTGAACCTGTCGCTATATATCCAACAGATGTTCCATCATTTCTAAATCTTAGTATAGTTCCATCTGTACCAAGTCTATTCAGAGCCATCACATCATCACCATCTACTGTAAGTAATGAAGATGCGTTATCTCTCAAGACTACCCCTGTACCTGATGAACCATCAATATTAACAGTGGTAGTACCTAATAAAAATCTTCGGGACGAGTCAAACCTAGCCACTTCAGTACCGTTTTGTTCAAATAGATATGAACCACCACTAGCAGCCATAAGTTTCATATCAACACCATCGCCACGAATATGAACTGTGTTGTTGCTTACTTGATTTGCTCCTGCTCCGCCTGAACCTAATTGTATTCTTGCATCTGTTCCACCATTTAAATGTAAATTGTTACCTGATATGCGAAGTCTTTCTGTATCAGCAGTTTGAAATTGTATAGTTTCTCCAGAGGCATCAAATACTTGTTTTTCATCGCCATTACCAATTTCTAAAGACGCTGATGTAATTTGTGCTATTTCGGTAACTTTTAATTTTCCATCAGACCCTAAAGATAATCTATCTGTTCCACCAATTTTAAAATCTATTTGGTCGTCAGTATCTGCAGTTATTGATGTATCACCATCAGCATCTAAGATAAGCTCTTGTCCATTTACATCAATTAATGAAGCTTTTGTAAGTGCCATATTATTCTCCTCCCTCTAAAGTTTCTATTCGGGCTTTTAAGTCTTCTATTATGGTTTGCTGTTCTTGAATTGCTTTTGTTAAAACGGCTGTAAGTTTTTCATATTCTACAGAACCTGCTACTTCTTCAGTATCTTCTTCAACATCAGTAAATACTGATTTTTTCATCATTCCCACAAGTTCAGGAATTACTTCTACCATTTCATCTGCAATAAAACCAACTTCAATTTTGTCGTTACTATCTTTTCTTTTATATCTTTTGGGAGTTAAGCTCATAACTGTGCTTAATCCATAAGGTATAGTTTCTATTTCTTCTTTAACTAATCTACTTGAAGTATCATAGGTTACTGCACCTGTGCCTGTATTATATTTGAGTGTTGAGTTACCTGAACCAGATTGCTGACTAAATAAAGATAATTGTCCATTAGTTGCAAATTGAAGCCTTAATGCTCCAGAACCAGAACCTAAATAATAAAGTTCAAATACACCTGTATTATCTTGTTTAAAATAATGATTTACTGTTCCAGAATTTTCAAAACTTAAATAAGCATCATTACTTGCTCCAGAAGTAATTCTAAGTTGAGCATCTGCTGCTCTTTTTATTTCTAAGTCAGTTGAAGGACTCGTAGCTCCTATACCAACATTACCAGAAGAATCTATGGCTAAATCATAACTTCCTGAGCTTACATGACCTATTGCTCCAAAACCTCCGTCATTACCATAAATTCTTAGTCCATGTGGTCCACCTTCTCCTAAAAATTCTGCTGCTGTTCCACCAGAAGTTGTTACTGAAAGAGGAAAACTAGGACTTGTTGTTCCAATTCCAACATTGCCTGACTCATCAATACGCATAGCCTCTGTGAAAGTTCCTGCTCTTGTTGTGCTAAATGTTAATGTGCCATCTTCTGTAGTATTACTTACATCAGTAGCTAAACATCTTATTCCTGCATAAGTAGTATCATTACCAGCATCATCTTGACCTTTGAAATTTAAAGCTCCTACTCTGTCTCCATCAGCAGGAGAGCTAGAGTTATGATATAAAATTAATTGTGCTCCTGTTGTTCCTGCATCAGTATTTTCAAATGTAACAATATCTGTAAGTGAACTTGTAACATGAAGTGCTCCTAAAGTTGGAGCTGCTCCTATTCCAACCTTTCCAGCATCGTCAATGACCATGCGTTCAGTTCCGCCTGTATCAAACCTTATCTTGTCCTCGTCAGAACTTTCTTCTACTTGTATCTTAGTATCACCATCAGCATCTTCAAAAGTAGTTATAGCTACATTATTAAAAGTTATACATTCTACTTTTGTATTATTTGGAGGAGCAGCACTAAATGTTAGTGTGCTACCTGATATTGAATAAGTGTCTTTATGTTGAACAACACCATCAATAGTTACGAATGTTTGATTCTCAGATGAAGGAGTTGTACTTAATGCTAAAGTAGTATCTGAACCGTCACCAGTCATAGTGTCTACAGTTGGAGCTGTACCAACAATACCACCCTCTAATTGGAAGACCTCTATAACTCTACCGTTAACAGGAGCAGTTGCAAAAGTCAAAGTAGTGCCAGAAACTGAATAAACATTATCAGCTTGATAAACACCATCTATAAATACAATAAGACCATCTTCATTGGTCATACTTGTGCTTAGTGTAAAGGCTGTAGTTGAACCATCTCCGGCAAAAGTATTCTTAGCAAAAGTAGAAGAACTACCACCACTACCACCACTACCGGCTATAGCACCCCATGAGCTAGTGTAACCTTCAAATTGATTAGTGGTTGAGTTATATCTAAATTGTCCTGCTGCTCCACTTGGTCTTTGTGCAGTTGTTCCTACAGGAACTAAGATAGCATCTGTATTTGAACCAGCATCTATTGAAACTGTTGGTGAAGCTTGATTAACACCAATTCTATTATTAGAAGTATCAACTTTTAAAACATTAGTATCTACTGCTAGGTCTCCAGAGAATGTACCTGTTGTACCTGAAACAGCACCTGAGAATGTACCTGTAGTAGCTGTTATTCCTGCAGTAACTAAATTAGCAGCAGCGTAACCAGTAGCACTTGTATCTACAGTAGCAGCCGGTTCTGTTTGCGTATCGGTAAATAATCTAAAGGTATTGTCTGTAGAAGCATCGAAGAATAAACCTGCATACTTGGTTGTGCTTGACTCTACATACTTACCAAAGAATCCAAAGTCACTTGAGTTACCTGAGTTAGAATTTAAAAGCCCTGTGAAGTTATCATCAGATACTATTGGACCAGTCTGTGTAGTTGTACCAGAAACTGTTAAGTTTCCAGAGACTGTTAAATTATTAGAAACTGTTACATCATTAGGTAATCCTATTGTAACTGTACCGGAACTTTCTGCGACATCAACTTCATTAGAAGTTCCTGAGAATGTAATCGTACCACCTAATGCAGTAGCTGTTGAATTAGAACCATCACTTACAGTTATACTAGAGTTAGCTAGTTTTGCATTAGCTATAGAACCAGCTAACATAGCATTAGTAATAACACCAGAACCTATAACTAAGTCTATAGTACCATCACCATCTTCGTAAGTAGCTGCAATACCTGTTTCAGTATTACTTGAGAACATAGCTCCTACTGTATCTTGGACAACTTCTGTTAAGTCTATATTAGCTGTTCCATCAAAAGATACACCATGAATAGTTCTTGCAGTTGCTAATGCTGTAGCTGTAGCTGCATTACCTGTAATATCGCCAGAAGTTAAAGCAAGTGTTCCTGCTGTTGCAGGTAAAGTTACAGTAACATTTCCAGAGTAAGCTGAATGTGCTGCAGCTTGTAATCTTGTGTAGTGAGCATTTGAAGACTCACAATAAAAATCTATGTATGATTGTGTACCGCCATTCTTAATTGCAATAGCACCTTGAGAAATCTGCACCCCGTTAGTAGAACCACCACCAACTCCTAGTGAAGTTGTAATTTGAGCAGCAGCCGGTATACCTATAGTTACTGCATTACCTGTAGCAGATGTTTCTATTTCATTAGATGTACCACCAATAGTTAAAGTTTCACTATCTAAGTCAATCGCAATAGTTCCGCTATCAGTTGTTACATCTAAGTCTTCTGCAGTTAGTTGTGTGTCTACATAAGCTTTAACAGATTGTTGAGTTGGTATAAGCGTTGCAGAGTTTGAAGACATGTCATCTTCATCGACAAAAGCTGTAACAGTTATCGTACCATCTGATAAAGAACCGTAAGTAATTGTACCTGTAGTTGTAATAGCAGATGAGCCATTGTTTATAGCTCCAAAGCCACTTGTAATGCTACCTGCGTTTAGTGCTCCTACAGTTGTAACATTAGAAAGTGTATCAAGGGCAGACTCAAAGTAAGTTTCAAAGTCTGTCAAGGCAACTTGTACCATAGTACCGTTGTCATTTACTACTACTCTATCAGCATCTGCAAGTGTAGTAGATGTAGCAGATGTATTACCATCTACAATATTTAATTCTGTAACTGTTGATGTAATCCCATCAAGTGCATTTATTTCTGCTGCAGTTGCGGTAACCCCATCAAGAATGTTTAGTTCGGCTGCAGTACTAGTAACTCCATCTAATATGTTTAACTCTGCTGCAGTTGATGTAACTCCATCAAGTATATTAAGTTCAGCAGTGGTTGCAGTAACTCCGTCAAGTATGTTTAGCTCGGCAGTAGTTGAAGTAACTCCGTCAAGAATATTTAATTCTGCTGTGGTTGAAGTAACACCATCAAGTATATTCAGTTCTGCTGTAGTTGATGTGACACCATCTAGAATATTTAATTCTGCAGCAGTACTTGTTACTCCGTCTAAAATATTTAACTCAGCAGCAGTTGAAGTTACTGTTGTACCATCAAGAGCAAGAGTATCTATTTCAGCAGTACCATCTATAAAAATATTTCTCCACTGTTGTGAAGAACTACCTAGGTCATAAGTGTCATCGTCATCAGGAATAATACTTGAGTCTATATCAGCTCCAAAGACTACGTTATCAGTAGCAGCATCACCCATAGTAATAGTGCCACCATTAAAAGTAGTCGTACCAGTTACTGTTAAGTTACCACCTACAGCAACATTACCTGTTGTAGTTATGCTATCTATAAATGCATCTTTGAAGTATAAAGAACTTGTACCTATGTCAACATCACTATCTGTAACAGGTACTAAAGCACCATCTTGTACTCTTATTTGTTCTACTGCTGAAGATGAAACTTCTACATAAAATCCTAATCTATTATTTGTACTGTCAACTTCTATTTTGTTTAGAAAGTCTAAGTCACCAATTTTAAATATATTACCACCTTGTCCAGCACTACCATCGTGTCTGTGACCTGTAGAACTTGCACTACTGGATGAGTAGGCAAATGCGTTTACTAATTGATTGTACTCGTTATTAAATAACGCAGCAGTAATAGTATCCCCATCACTGAATGAACTTTGTCTAGTGTAGTTTTGAGCCATTTATTATCTCCTTCCTGACGGTACGTAGTCTATGTACAAACCGTTTATAATGTACGGTTGATTTGTGTTCTTTGTAAAAATACTAAAATTATTACTATGTCCACTTCCTGTTAATGCTGTTCTCACTGTTGGATGTTCTCCTGCACCAAAAGTATTAGTATTAAATACAGCACTACCGAAAAGTGATGGTAACGGTACAGTTCCTATACTAATATCAGCAGGTTGTGGTGTATCCGTACTTTCAAAATCGTATCTAACCCTAATTGTTGGTGTAGCATCATTCTCTGGACTAAAAGATATTTTTAGATACTGTAAAGTTTTTAGCATACCTAAATCACCGTAATCAATGTCAGGTGTTGTATACTGAGCATCTATATCGCTTTCAGTTCCTGCAGGGTTAAATGAGTTACCTGTATCATGGTTGTAAACATACCCTGCAAAATCACCATGAAATGCTTTTTCAACTCCAGTGTTTGTAAAACCAGAAGTAACTGCCGGAGCTTCGATACCTCTTGTTTCTGACCACTGCCAACCTTCAGGTCTTAGTGTTCCTATAATTCCTTCTTGTATTAAATCACTTTGACTAGACTTACCGTAATATAATCTGTACTGTGACTTATCTCTTAATACGACACTACTAATTGTAAAAGTGTCAATGTTATCTGCTATTTGTTTTATCTGTGGCTGTATAGCTTTACTTATTGTGCCTAACTCCACATCTCCAATTCTTGCTGTACCAGCAACTGTTCTTAATCCATCTGGAGCTAAGAAGATTAGGTCACCACCAAATTCCTGAATACTCTGTCCATCTAAACAACCCACGTTTTTAGTAACTGGTACAACTTGTAGAGCTGATGAGTTGTCAACATTTTGTAATTTAAAGATAGAGTTTTTACAAAATATAAATAATTCGTTACGGAAACTTTTAAGACCTACTATCTGGTCTTCTAATGTTATTGAGACTCCACCAGTAAAATCATCTATGTCATTAACAGCACTTATGTAAACTGTGTTTGGTGTTGACGGGTCTCCTGCAACTACTAAGCGTCTTCCGTGTATTGTACAAAACTTTGCAGTTGTACTACCGCTTATTGTTATCTGACTAGCAAAAAATGTTCTGTTAGTAATATCTGAATCTGTACCAGTCATTTTAAATAAAAATGGTTTATTACTACCACTTGCATCTGTCATAACTAGGTCACCATAAACAGATGTACCTTCATATAATGCAAAACTATACTGAGCTGGTGATGTTAAACTAAGTGCACTTCTACCTGTAAATGCAGTGTGATTATCACCACTACTTGCTACACTTGCTTTATTTATTTGTAACCAACTAGTTCCAGTTTGACTAAAATAAATATTGCTACCACCTGCAGCTATTACTCCATCAGCATAAACAAACAATCCATATATCTGATTAGAAGAGTTAGGTCTAGCAGAACTACCACCACCAAATAAACTATAACCGTTTATTCTTCTGTAACCACCCTCTACAGCAACTTCAAAGTTTCTTAGTGTAGTTGCTACTCCGGGAGCTTTGAACAAGTCAAAACGATTAGCACTATCTACTAATCCTCCTGAACATGCAAAACCGTATGGTTGACTTCTAGCCATTTATTCTTCTAAAGTTTCAATTCTTGATTTTAAATCTTCAATTTGTTTTTGTTGTTCTTGCATACCTTTTATAAGAGGAGTTACAAGTTTTGAATAATCTATTGAATACCACTCTCCCTCTAATTCTGGTGCAGATACAGCCTGTGGAAATACTTCTTCAACTTCTTGAGATATAAGACCATCTGCTTTTTCTCCAGATGATTTCCATTCAAATTCAACAGGTTTTAAATTATTTATTATTTCTAAACCTTTAGCCTCTCCAGTAACATTTTTTAATCTTGCATCAGACGATGTATTATAAGAAGTAGCAGAGCCACTAGTATTTATTGTCCCAACAATTCCGTTTGTATTCCAAAAAGCTACTATAGTAGAGTTACTTGTACTGTTAACAAAAGTGTTAATAGCATGTTCTCCTGAATCTCTTGTAACATCAAATCTTGCTGGTGTACTTTGTGAAGAAGTTTTATTTAAAAGAAGTCTGCCATTAGTTTCAATACGCATAGCTTCTGCTGCATCTGTACCAAACCTCATAGCATTATCACTATGCTGATAAACTATGTAACCTGCTAAATTACTTCCTGAGTCTCCAAAATAAAGATTTGTCTGTCCACTTCCAGCACTATCGTATATTTGTATTTTTGGATTAGTGCCTCCTACAACTAAGTGATAATTAGGGTCAGTTTTACCGATTCCTACTCTGCCAGTGCTCGTAACACGCATAACTTCTGTTAAAGCTATGCTGCCTGATTGGTTAGTTGCTCCTGTTGTAAATCTAAAATCTGAACCGTGCCCAGAGCCGTCAAAAGCTCCTGACGCAGCGATATCTAATTTAGCTATTGTTCCTGCCGAACCTGTGCTTCCATCTGTGCTTTCTATTTCTATTACACCTAAAGATTGGTCTGCAACTATAGAGGTGTCTGTATTTTTTAAATTTATTTTTGGAGCAGTAGTGCCAACTTCTACATCACCACTAAATGTAGTGTTTTCAGAGCTATCAATAGTTATTGCAGTAGCGTTACTACTATCTGCTATTCCGGGAGTACTAGATAATTCTACAGGTATTTTAGTTGTCATTTATATCTCCTAAAAATATAATCTATCATCTGACATATATTTTGGTTGTGGATTTATCAGATTAGACTTCATTTGCTTCATGCCTTTTTTATAATCTTCTAATGCAAAAGCAGCCTGTTGAGGACTTTCTTTAAACTGCCAAACATAATATCTAGCTCTAGCTGTTATTACATTTGCATATTGGTCTGGTAGAACTATAGTGTCACTAAACGCTGATAGTTCTGTTGGCTTGTTGTAGCCATAAAAATGTACGTTGTAAACTTTGTCAGGTATAGGACTTAGCCCAAACTTTCTATGGTCTGGACTACGTATTACATAAACAGGCTCTCCATAAGCTTGAGTTGATGCATCATCACTATTCTCACTATCTCTGTAATACCTAGTCCACTCATCTAATGTTAAAAATCTTAACCCTTTCGAAACAAACGGTGCTGATTCTCCAGACACACTAATAGTTGTGATGTAAAAATCATCCCAATCTATTGATGCAAAGTCTGAAGTAATATCACTACTACCATCTTTTAACAGATACCATCTAGTACCTGCAGTAGTTGCTACAGTTGTATTACCATAAAAAGGGTCTGTCTCACCACTAGCACCTGCCGAAAAGAAAGGTAACTGTGGTTCTTCATTAGCAATATCGTTTATAGATTTGTTAATAGAGTTTTTGACAAACGCTTGTATGCCTGTAGCGTCTCCAAAGTTTGATGAAGTTAAGACAACTTCATTCAACTCTCTGAGGACATCATTCGTCAGAGTTAAAAATGTTTTAGCCATTATTTACTATGTATTTTTTGGATTGCAAAAGAAGCTTTTTTACTAGCTCCTTTATGAGGCTTATAACCGCCTTTTGGGTCTTTCATTAGTTTGTAGCCTTTACCAGACTTCATCCAATGATAACCTTTTGGTGCATCTACTTTCATGTTTAGTTAGGTTCTTGAACTTCCATAACATGAGCACCACCCATAGCCATGCCAATTCTGTCCATGTTATTGTGTGGTCCACCGTGTGACATGCCTTTTCTTTTTTTCTTTTTCATGCCATACATTCCACCGCCTTCCATAGGTTTTCTACCGTACATCATTTTTTTTCTTTTCTTTTCCATTGGTTTGTGTGCAGCCATTATTTTTCTCCTTTGTTTTCTTCGTATTTAAATCTCATAGTGTTGTAACCCACCATTTCTTTACACATCTCTTCTTTTGAATGAATAGAATCGTAATAAGAAATGTTACCGCTAGGCTTTGGATTACCTTGTAAGTTTTGTTCGTTGTGTTTCATAATCTCTCCTTAAAAAAGGAGGAGTCCGAAGACTCCCCCAGTTTTATTAGTCTACTGTGTAGAAAGCTGATACTAAAGCTTCAGGTCTTAAAACCTTAGCTCCGTATACATGCAATCCTCTTACGATATCACCGAAAGAACTAGGGTCTCTTAGAACCTCAGTTGAGATGATAGTTTGAGCAGTTGCAGTAGAAGAAATGTGACCAGCAAGAATCTTACCAGTAGATGTACTAGTAGCAGCAACATTGTTAGATTTGTACATGTCAAATCCTCTTAG